GGTGTTGTCATCGAAGTTGAACTCGCGGAACCACTGCGGCTTGAAGTCGTTGAACTTCAGCTCGACGGCGAAGTCCTTCCAGGTCTGCACGCGCTGGGCATACTGCGCTTTGAGCTTCTGGGAGACGCCGATGCCGAACGCGGCTGCGAGGTCCGACGTGGAGAAGGACTCCGTGATGTAGGCGGTGCCGTCCACGAGCGCCTTGACGCGGCCCTGAGCGGTGCGGTCACCGTTGAGTGCGAAGCCGAAAATCTTGCCGGCTTCCTCGATGGTCTGGATAGTCATTTCAGCCTTCCTTATGCCGCGTCAGCGACGATGCCGCCGTTGAGGATTTTGACGAGAACGTCAGCGACGGGGGCCGTCTTGACGCGCAGTGCAACACCGAACAGCTTGGTGCCGGCAGCTGCAGTGACCGACAGCGTGTTGTCGGCAACCTTGATGTAGACCGGAGTGCCGAAGGCGGTGACGCCCGTGACCGGCAGGAGGGCAGAGCCCTTCAGCGCAGCGGAGGCCCAGCCGGGCTCGTTGCTGGAGGCAGAACCGGACGGCTGGGTAATGCTGGCGCCGGCCCCGAGCTGGATGGTCTTGGTCACGGACGCCTCATCGGTGACGGTGACAACGTTCAGGGCGCCAATTCGCAGAGCCTTGCCTGCAGGGGTGCCGGTGGGTACGGGAACGGAAAGGTATTCCGCTTCCTTGAAGACAAAGTTCTTTGCCATTGTTCAGCCTTTCGTTGCCGCTATTTACAATTGTACGGCATGAAGAATTAGTACAGGGGTAGTAAACCAATGGGCGGAATGAGCGCCTAGTGAATCACTTCTTGAAGCGCCCATTCCGCCCTACTGCATCGCCCCTAAAGGCCGTCTGCAGCGGACGAGATGGGATCACCGCCTAGTTAGTCACCGAACATGCTGGAGCCGATCTTGGCTCCCTTGGATTCCTGCAGTTCCTCGGAGCCATTACCCCGGAACTCGGTCTTGCCGGATTCCTCCAGGACGGTCTTCAGGTAGGCCTGCTCGGCGGTGATGGCCTCGGCCAGGACGGCGCCGCCTTCGACAGCTGCGATGACCTTGGCGTGTGCCGCCTTGGGCAGTTCGGCCTCGACCAGTGCACCGGCAATCTCGGCTGCAGTCGGAGCCTTGACCTTGCCGGCTTCCTCGGCTTCGAGGCGGGCAGCCTCGGCCAGATCGGTCTTTTCCTTGTCGGCCTTGTCCATGCGCTCGGTGAGTGCCGTGGTGGCGGTCGTGCTTGCCTTGGTGGCCTCAACGAGAGCGTCCAGAGCCGCTTCCAACTTCGGGTCCATAGTGGATTCCTCTTTCTTCTTTTGGGACTCTGCAACACTCTCGGATGCAGAAACTTCTCTTGCGGATTCGAGCAATTTGTCGAACCCGCCACCGGCACCTGCTGTGGTGACGACATCTACTGAGGTGACGGAGGTGAACGCTTTCAGCACGGGGCCGTCTGCGGTTTCCTCGACATCACCTGCGGCGCGGATCGACATTCCGATCACGCCTGCCTCGGCCCGTTCCTTGATGAACTGCTGGCTGTCGCTGAAGAACCTCACGTTGGCGTACAGGTCTTTGCCGTCGTACTCGGAGTCAGACTCAAAGACGCCGACGACTTCGCGGTAGCTGCGCTCGGGGAGGTTCCACTTCTGATCCTGGGAGGGGTGGTCCCCGTAAACGCGGGTGCCCTTGGCGAACAGATCGGCGCCGGCTTCTACTACCTCTTTGGGGTAGAAGGCAGAGGAGCCCTTGCGGTCGCCCTCGATGACCTTGATGCGCCAAACAGCGCCGGTCAGGGAGTCCGGCGAAATCTTGCTGGCTTCAATCAACTGCTTGGACATGTGAAAATCTCCGTTCGTCTAAATCCATATTACCAGCTAGGCATTTAGACGAACGGAAATAAACACGAACCTACAGGGGTCTAGCCCTTTGCGCCAGTCCTTGCGGCCTTCTGGCCGTCCTTGCGGTGGGAGTTGTCACCATTGGAGGGGGCCGTGGATGCGTCCTTCTTCACGGTCGGCCCCTTGGCTCCGGGCACACCGGGGGTGGCTCCGGGAGCTGGCTGAGCCTTGGCCAGCTTCTCGGCCTGGGCCGCTGCCTTGTCGGCTGCCTCGGCTGCCATCGTGGCCTGGAGGATCAGGTTGCCCAGGTCTTCCTTGGACGGGACCTTCTCGGGGTCCATGTCCATGATGCCCATTGCGTGGATCACGAGCCGGCGCATTTCCACGTCGCTGAAGACGTTCAGGGTCAGCAGGGAGACAATCGACTGAATCTGGCGGTAGACCGCCTCCTCCTCGATCTTGGGGAAGGAGACCTTCACCTCCATGCCGAGGTAGTTGAAGATCGACTCATAGAACATCTTGTGCTCTGCCTGCCGCGCCTTCATGACCTTCTCGTTGGAGCTCGAAAGGGTCTCGGCAGATGCCCTGTTGGCCTCGCCGGCATCGGCGGTCAGCTCGTTCAGCGGCACGTTCAGGCCCGCCGCGACGTAGCCGGCCAGCGGGAGCCCGGCCTTGAAGTCCACGCTTCCGCCCGTGCGGCCCACCGAGGAGATGGTGGTGCCCTGCCCGGTCACTGCCGTGGCGCCCACACCCTGGGGCTGGCCGGTCATCGGGTCGATGCTCGGCGCCGAGGCCACCTTGGTGGAGGCAGCTCGGGCGTTGGCAGCCGTGGGAGCGGCCACCTTCCAGGCGAAGCGCGAGTAGGCCTTGACCAGTGTGGCCTGATTCTCCAGGAACTCCTTGTGCGCCTTCACCCAGAAGATGACAGCGAGCAGGTCAGGGACGCCCCACTTCCAGCCGGCCTGCTTGTTGACCGAGTGCGCGGCGATGCGGGACTCCCAATTGACCTTCTTGGACTTGAAGCGGGTGGGCTTCCCGTTCGCCAGCTCGTCGTAGTCGATGGCCGGGTAGTATTCCACGTTGTCGATCCGGTCTTCCTCATCGGACCCCGGGCGCGTGACGATGGTGGCCCACTCGCGCCGGTAGAACCAGATGTCCTCCACGTTGTCCGGGTCCGAGATGACTCCGGTGATCTGCCCGAAGGGGATGCGGGTCACCTTGTCCACCTTGACCCGGGCGGACTTCTTGGCCACGAGCAGGAAGAAGTTGCCATCCGTGCCGAGGCAGGACTCCATCTCCAGCTGGGCCTTGTTGGAGAGCAGGTACTTCTGGTTGTTGGGGGACTTCCAGAAGGGGTCCGTCTCCTCCAGCCCGTCGAGCGTGATGCCGTTGCCCCAGATGTAGGCCCCGCGCACCGCGAGGGCTCGCTTGACAAGCGGGTTGATGACGGCGAGGGCGCGGGTGACCGACGTGTGCTTCTTGACCGAGGCAAGCGGGATTTCCTGGAGGTCTCCGAGGTCTTCCCCGAGCGGGCGCCAGCCGATGTTGTCGATGGCCAGCTGCACGTCGGCCATGTTCTCCTGGAGGACAACGGCCATCTCTTTCAGTGCGGTGTTCTCAGCCTCGACCTCCAGGAGCTTCGCCATCTGGGTGCCGGCGTGAGGCGAAAACTTGGCCTGTGTGGCACTTTTCCTGGACATGAAACTCCCTAACGGTCTGCGGCAAAATCGAACGGCCTCACCCCATTTTATCAGTTGGTGCTCTAGCCGAGATTTCTACAGACCTACAGGGTCAGTACGGTGAGATAACCGACTCGTAGGCGTAGAGGAAATCCTCGGGCGCCGTCTCGAAGGACTCGCCGGCCTTCAGCTTGGCCACCGGATCGGCCGGGTTGATGGGCAGCTCCATTGCCGCGTACATGGCCGCGTCCGCGAAGTCAGGGGACTTGCCGGTCTTCAGGCGAATCTCCTCTTTCGAGGCGATCTGCAGCGAGGAGCGGGTGTTCCTGAAGTGGTACTCCAGGTCGCTCAGTTCCTCGATCAGCTCGGTGTCGTCCTCGTCAATATCAATCTCGCCGGCAAGCATGCGGCGGCGCACCTCGTCGTACATCTCGGCGCGAGCGTTGATCCATTTGTCGATGTCCGTGGAGGCCGCGTTGCCGATGATGCCGATGGTCTCGTAGCGCCCCTCGGACAGGGCTGTCACCTGATCCTGGACGCCGGCACCGAGGCCCACGCCGTCGATGCGGACCTCGTTGACATCGTTGTCGTGCGCCAGCTTCACGATGCGATGGGCAGTCTCGACCGTGGTGGCCTTTGCCCACTTGTCGAGGATACGGACCTGTCCGTCGTGGTAGATGTAGATGACCGTGAAGTCCTCGCCCATGCGGGCGATGTCGCAGCCGAGGCGCGGCTTGGTGTCCTGCTTGATGACCAGCTCTGTCATCTTGCCTATGGCCAGCGTGCCCTCGGGGAACAGTGCGTTGGTGCCGTCCATCGAGAACTCGCCCAGCGCCTTGGACAGGAAGCGCGGGGAGGTCTCGCCCCACTTCTTCTTGTGTACCTCGATCCACTCCAGCGTCACCAGACCGCCCAGAGCCTCCTCGGGGAAGTCCTCGCCCGTGATGTTGGGGGAGTCGTAGGAGTTGATGGTGATTTTGTGCCAGGACTCGTCGTTGTTCTTCCAGATGGCGCCGAACGGGGTGTTCACGTCATCGGGGTTGCCGATGGCCAGGGCCATGTCGTGCCGGCCCGTGGTGATGGCTGCCACGGCGGTGAAGATGGTCTCGGGGATACCACAGGATTCATCGAGGACCGCGAGCACACCGTTGGAGCGGTGGATGCCTTGGAAGGCGTGCTCGTTGGTGTTCGAGGGCTTCCGGCCAAAGGCCCGCTGGACGCGGAGCTCGGACTTCCACTCGTTCTCCAGCGAGATGTCGCCAAAGAGCTTGCCCTCCAGCTTGTGGTCTCGCAGGTACTCCCAGATGATGCCCAGCTGCGGCTGGGTGGGCGCCGTGGTGACTGCGATGGATTTGAGGTCACGGCGGGTGTCCACCCACCACGCGACAATCAGGGACGCGACGAACGACTTGCCGACGCCGTGGCCGGACTTCACTGCCACGCGCTTGTACTTCAGCAGAGCTTCGCAAATCTCGATCTGCTTCTTCCACAGCGTGTAGCCGAGCTTGTCCTTGACCCACAGGGCGATGTCGGTTTTGTAGCGTTCGTTGAGGGCAGCCTGTTCCAGCTCAGCGCTGGCAGCCCTCATCGCGTCGAGGATACTCACTTGTCAGCGAGCTCCTGTTCCAGACGGAACATGATGGTGGCGAAGTTGGCGGGGTCTTCGTACTGCGCCCACATCGCCCGGAGCAGGTTGATGATGACGGTGAAGTAGGAGCCCTCCATCGAGTGCAGTCGCGTGCGGATCGCGGCCCAGTCGGGCTCTGCGCCGTCGCCGGCATAGAACAGGTCAAGAATCTCGGTCACATCTTTGGTGAAGACACCCTCTGTTGCACTGCTCATGATTCCTTCTCCGCTTCCTGTGCCAGGGCGCGTTGCGCCTCGTTGTTGAAGATGGTGGTGAACTCAGGCCCGAGGAGGTCTCCCCGGATGGCCTTGATGGTCTTGTGCTTCTCGAAGGCCTGCTCGATGTGGGCCTGCATGCCGGTGGAGATGGCGAAGACGGCCTGCAGGATGAGCGCGGTCTGGGCCTGGGTGATCTGGAGCAGCTTGTCGCTGGCGTCCCGCTGCAAGTCCTTGTTGATGCCCTGGAGTGCCGCGATGCGGTCAAAGAGCTTGATGACCAGCTCGTAGTCCTCGGCCTTGTCGGCGTAGGCCAGCCTGTCGTTGACCTGCGTCAGGAGGTTTTCGAGCCGGAGCAGCTGCAGGAAGGACTGCTCCTC